AGCTGGTAAGGCTAAAAAGCGCAAGTAAGCTAGACGGGCAATACAACCCTGCGGGTTTTCATGTCCGACGACAACAATCAGCAGCCTGCGGCTGTTGACGTTGAGGCCCTCCAGCGCAGCATCGAGGCACTGGAGGCCAAAAACAAAGAGCTTGCGGATGAGAAGCGCAAGCTGCGCAAATACGAACGGATGGCAGAGAAGCTACCCGATGGCGTTGATGTTGATGAGCTGCTCGACTTCAAGCGCAAGGCGGAGCAGCAGCAGCTCGAAGCACAGGGCAACTACACCGAAGCCCGGCAAGCTCTGGAGCAGCAGTTCCGTGAGGCGGCGGCGCAGAAGGACCAGCGCATCAGCGAGCTCGAAGCTCGCGTGCGTGAGCTCGAAGCTCGCGTGCGTGAGCTGGAGCTGGTGGCGCCTGCGGTCTCAGCACTGGCTGATCTTGTGCATGATCCGCAGCTGGTACTACAGACCAAGCTGACCGCAGACAAGATCGAGCGCGAAGCTGATGGCACCGTCGTTGTGGTAGACGGCTACCAGCGCACACCTGTTACCGAGTGGGCGCGGACGCTGCCGGCATGGATGCAGAAGCAACCCAAGCCGCAGGGCAGCGGTGCGCCATCAGGTGGTGGTGCCAGTGGCCTGCCGCCTGGCATCAAGAACCCATTCGCACGCGAGACCTTCAACCTCACCGAACAAGCAAGGCTGTATCGCACCGATCGAGAGCTGTACGATCGCCTGAAAGCAGCCGCTAAAGTGTGATCACTACCGGCTGCGCTGGTGATACCTAGGGCTGCGCCCGCTGCAAACCCAACAACAGGAGAGCCGTGGCAACCACACGCTCAGACATTATCATCCCGGAGCTTTTTACTCCGTACGTCATCGAGCAATCCACCCTTCGCGATGCCTTCCTGGCATCCGGCGTGGTGCAGCCCATGGCGGAGCTGAACGCCACCGAGGGCGGCGACACCATCCAAGTGCCGCACTGGAAGGCTAACCTCAGCGGCGACTTCCAGAACCTGACCGATAGCACCAGTCTGTTTCCCAAGAAGATCCAAGCTGATAAGCAGGTCGGTGTGATCGTGCATCGCGGTGATGCGTGGACTTCGCGTGATCTTGCTGCCCTTGCAGCCGGTTCGGACCCCATGGCGGCCATCGGCGCCAAGGTGGCTGACTACGTGGCCAACCAACGCCAGAAGGATCTGATCGCCACCGTGCAGGGCGTCTTCGGTTCCCTCACCGGCGGCGACAGCCCTGCATTCTCGGCGCTGCGTTTCGACACCAGCGGCATGACCACCCTCGGCCCACGCCAGTGCGCCAAGGCCCGCAGCCTGCTGGGTGATCAAGGGGACAAGTTGACCGCCGTCGCTATGCACAGCGCGGTCTTTTACGATCTCGTTGAACGGCGTGCGATCGAGTACGTCACCAACACCGAGGCCCGTCTTGCTACCGCTGCCAGCGGTGCCAGCACCATCAATGCCTTTGGCGGCAGCATCGTCAACGCCTACACGGGTGAAGTGACAGTGCCCCAATACATGGGTATGCGGGTAATCGTTTCGGATGATCTTGTGCCGACCAGCACTAATTATCCGATCTACTTCTTCACGCAAGGCGCTATTGCCAGCGGCGAACAAGCTGCACTGCGAACTGAGGTTGACCGCGACATCATGAGCAAGGAGGATGCAATGAGCATCGACCTGCACTACTGCTACCACCCTGTTGGTGCACGCTGGGGCGGCCCGGTGAACCCCACTCAGGCGCAGCTGTCTACCGTCGGCAACTGGACACGTGTGTATGAGGTGAAGAACCTCGGCATCGTGCGCGGTACCGTCACCTCCAACTATTGAGGCACCTAACGATGGCTTCCATCTTTGATCTGGGCGGTATTCCTGCCCCGCTGCTGCCGGCCTTCATGAAGCTGGCGGCTCCTACTGCTACCGCAACCCTCAGCACCGACAACAGCTACAACGTCATCATCCGTGGCGTTCCGACTGCTGCCGCCACCTATACCACCGCCACCGCTGCCGCCATCACGGCTGCTATCGGCGGTGACTGCAAGGTGGGCACTACCTTCATGGTGGTGGTACTGAATGCCAGCGCCGGTGCAAACACGATCACCATGGCCGGCGGCTCTGGTGTCACCGTCTCCGGTGTCGCCACCGTCGCGCAGAACGCCTGCAAGACGTTCCTCGGCTACGTCACCAACGTGACCGCCGGCTCTGAGGCCATCACCCTGTATGGCCTGGGTTCTGTCGCCGCTGCTGTCGCCTAATGGGCATGTTCGCCTTCCGGCGAATGCGTGAGCGTGAGGCTGCTGCTTTGGCGGCAGCCTCTGCCACGGCAGAGCCGCAACCTAGCCTTGATGCAGTAGAGGAACAGGCCGATGGCCGTAGTGATCGACGCAACGGTAGGGGGCGTCAACGCCAACTCCTATCTGAGCCTGGTTGATGCGCAGTCAATGATCGACGGCATGGTGCTCAGTGCTGATGTGACGGCATGGGGCACCGCAACAACTGACGCGAAAAATCGCGCACTGGTCAGCGCCGCGCAACGCCTCGATCGTGAGCGGTTCCTCGGCGCTCGATCGAATGATGATCAGGCGATGCAATGGCCGCGTACGGGCGTGCGCAAGCCTGACACCTATATCAACACCTACGCGGTTGGGTTTCCGTTCAGGATCACGACCGACTACTTCACCGATGAAGAAATCCCGGATCAGGTGAAGCGCGCACAGGTTGAGCTTGCGGTGTACCTCAACAACAACACCGACGGCATCAGCCTGAGCGGCTTGGAGGATTACAAGTCGGTCAGTATTGGCTCGATCAGCGTTACGACCAATACCACAGGTGCCGTTGGTGCGGACAAGATCCCGCCGATGGTGGAGCGCTATCTGACCGGGCTTAGACTGAGCGGACCTGGCAACATTGCGATCCGCAGGAGCTGAAATGGACCGTGACTACGCGATCGGGTTTGAGTACATCAGCGACACTGCAGCCCATACCGGCCGCTTTCATGAGCTGATGGCACTGGAGGCAACGGTGATTGCATCAGCGGCGGTGCCAAACGCCACCGGCAACGCATTCACCAGTGTTCCCCTCGGTGCTGGTGACAGCATTCGCGGCCTGTTCACGAGCGTTACGCTCGCCTCCGGCAAGGTCGTGGCGTACAAGGTATGAGCCTCGCATCTTCCCTCGGTAAGGTCGCCGGCAAGCTGGTCGATAAGTTCGGCGGTGCCGTCACCCTGCGCACGGTGACGCCTGGCACGTACAACACCGAAACCGGCCGCTCGGGTGAGACGGTGGTTGACGTGACGCTGCAAGGTGTGCTGCAGGATGTGACGCGGCGCGAGATCGGAGATCTCGTGCAGGCGGGCGACAGGCGGCTCCTGATTGCTGCTGCTGCGGTGACGGCAGCGCCAACCACTGCCGACCGTGTGATCATCAGCGGCCGCAGACTGCAGGTGATCGAGGTGCGGACCGTGGAGCAAGGCAACACACCGATCACGTATGAGCTGCTGCTGAGGGACTGATGAGCCGCTCTATCACCATCGGCCAGATCGGCGCCTACGCGCACGAGCAGACAGAAAAGCTGCTGCGGCATACGGTGTTTGAGGCTGATCAGCGAGTGAAGGAAGAGAGCCCGGTGGATCTTGGTCGCTTCCGGTTGAGCTGGGCGATCGGTGAAAACACTGCATCGTTCCCCGGCGTGCCGCCTGGCGACTATCGCGGGCAGCCTGTGCCACCGCCGCGTGCGATCAACTACCAGTTTGGACGCGAGCGCCTCGGCAATCTCTACAGCATCCACAACAACCTGCCGTACGCCAAGAAGCTGGCAGACGGTGCGCCTGGCAGCGGCTCCAAGATTGAAACACGCAAGAATCCAACCCGCAAAGTAGAAAACTGGGCGAGCCCTGGCGGCGGTAGCAGCATCCAGACCAATGGCCCCGGCTGGATCGACAACATCGCCAACGACATCCGCACCCGCGTCAGGGATGCAGCTGAGCGCATCAACAGAGAGTCATGACGGTCAACGACATCCGCGCCACGATCGAGCAGCGCATTGCGGCTGAGATGGCCAATGCTCCGCCGTATCCGGTGCACTGGGGCAATGCACCATTCAACCCACCAAACAACAGCCCATGGCTGGATGTAGCACTGCGGTTTGGTGATGATGCCTACGCCACGATGGCTAGCTTCAACCGCCAAAACGGTGTGCTGGTCGTCAACATCTACGCGCCGATTGGTGCCGGCGCTGCTGTTGCATTCGACATCGCCGCACGCATCAAAGCGCTATTCAGCCGCGTCAATACTGGCGGCATCGTCTTCCAGGCTGGCAATGGGCCATCGCAGGTGCTGCCAGCATCGCCTGAGGCGTACTACCAAACGCAGGTGATCATCCCGTTTGAGGCGTATCAGTAGACTGCAGGAAAGCCACTGCCTGAACAATGGCCCCAACTGTCATGTCCGGCACGTCCGGCGCTCTTTATTACAAGCCTGCCGGCACTACCGGAACATTCGGCACTGCTGGCGTTGCGATCGCAACCGATACCATCACCGTCGAACCCTACCTGGGTCTGCGCGTCAACGATCCGGTCAAGTTCCGTGTGGTCAACAGCCAAGACGGCAGCACCGGCACCGGCACGCTGCCTGCACCGCTGAGTGCCGCTACCACGTACTACGTGCAGACCTACACGGCTGCAACGGGTGCACTGAAGGTCAGCACCACAGCCGGCGGCACCGCAGTAGACCTCACCACGACCGGCAGCGCCGCTGATCCGAACGAGTTCGAGGTGTACTACGCCGACTATGCCGTTGTCGGTCAGGTGCGGTCGTGGTCGTTTGAGATCACGC